GGTCTTGCAGAGGCGTATTGTCGAGGTAGATGTCCTGAGCGGTCGGATTGCCGGCGAACTCGCCCTCACCCATTGCGATCAAGATCTTGGCCATGGCCACCGAGCGCAGGCTATCGGGCGCTTCTGTCGGCGTCTTTGGCTTGTCCGATCCGCCTTTGGCGCCGAAGATTTCAACTTGTTGTGCTGCGCCCATGCGTTCCTCCAGGCAATAAAAAACCGCCTCATGGGCGGTCGTGGTGTTTGGTGGTCTGGCTACATCTGGTCTTCGGCGTAGATGGCGGCGCTGATGATTGCTCCGCCTACCCGACGCCTCCCATAACAAAGCGGGACAGGGTTGCCGGAAGCGGTGGTGTTCTTGGCGCTGCCGAAGGCGTAGCCAGGGGTGTTCTCGGGGGCTGCGCTGGTCTTAAGGCCTTCTGCTTGCGGGCTGAGAAGCTGAATTACCCCGCCAGCAGTCAGCGCAATACCACCACTGAGCAAAGCCCCACTTAAAGCCAATGCGGCAGGTGTACTACCGGGCACGAAGAACGACGCAGCGACCATTGCCACACCGATGATGGTCTGAAGCGCGCCAGCCCGTTTGCTGCCAGTAATTACTGGTGCGATGCGAATCTCTCCAGCCCCACAATAGCCCAGTTCTTTTTCTTCTAAATTCTTGGAGTTTCGAAAGACCGCGAACTCAATGCCTCTGGACTTTGCATTAGAAAGGAAGCGCTCAAAGCCTTGGATCTGGACGCAAAGCGCTTTAATCGCCTCAGCAGGTGTTCTGACCGATAGCCTGAACTCCCGACCGAACTGCCTGAGAGCGCCGTAGAGCTTTACCGTTGTGAGTGGCTGATAATTGATCGCGACGATTGACATTTTTTCTCCCGCCCATAAAAAAACCGCCCGAAGGCGGCATTATTTTTACTCAATGTTCATATGCATTTTTTTACCGCATCGGAAACATCGCCTCTGCCTACCTGCACCCAGGCAATACGCTGGTAGTGGCGAACAAATGAGCCGGTCGCTGTCTTATCGATTTCGAGGAGCTCGTCCGTTTGTCCGACGCCGGGATTCGACATAACCAACCGATAACCGCGCTCAGTCTCGGTCATCGTCGAGCCAGCGTTCGAGTCTTGCCACTTTGGAAAGACGCAAAGTGCATATTGTTTTGGCGCTTTCTTTGTCGCGGAAGAAAAAACCGGACTCCCTGATTTCAAGTCAGAAGGTGTTGTACACCCCGCCAACAAAGCCACTGCAACCGCCCCGATCAAAATCCGCATGATCATTCCTTGTCCTGAAAACGGCGACTGTATCACTGGGGTAATGGAAACGAAAAAGCCCGGTGCGGGGCCGGGCCTATTTTGTGTTCCCTGGGATGCTCTACAGTGAGCGAAGCTCGGTAAATGCCCGAGCAATACAGTATGGGATCACTGCGCAGGTCAACCCCATCGCAGCCGCAGCTGCTTCCTGAGGGGCGCTTTTCGCTAAAATCATCCCGCCAAAACCAACAACCGCACCGAGCAGCGACATGATCACTGTGACAACCCACATAAATTTGGCCAATTTCATTCCCTTGTTTTGCTGAGTGATTTAACGCCTCCGAGTCAACCGGAGCGCGCGCAGCGCTGAATCTACAGCGGCCAGGGAGCATGGGTCAATTTGCCATCATCGGATTTGGAGTGCGCTGCTGTGTCTAAGAATGAGTCGTGCCCGGTCCAGCCAAGGCCCGCCGAAGACGATAATTTCGCTCGGGCGGCCGTACAAGTGGTGCAGCAGGAAGGGGCCGGGGCCGAAGGTATTCGACTCTTCCTCTGGCAGCGTGGGATCGGTGCCGAGGTAGATCCCCGCATGGTTCGGATGCGCCGTGCGACCGACTGACATAACGATCATGTCGCCCCGCTGCGGTCGGTCGACGCGAACAAAGCCGGCCGCTTCGTAGTTCGCCTCGTAGAGACTTACTGCGTCCGCGCTTTCCCACCAGCCGTCCTCGCGCTTGAAGGACTCGAACTCAAGCCCCAGCTCGCGCTTGTACCAATCAGCGCAAACCTGCCAGCAGTCCCACGCACCGTGCACAAATGGGCGATTGAGCAGCGGCGTGTTGCCGGCCGGAGTGATGCTGCGCAGGTCGCCTTCCGGCCAGCTGAGTATGTGCCAGGGCAGCTCAGTGGCCTCACACATGGCCAGGTCGTGCGGCGATGGTCGACTGGTGGCGTCCGGGTGCGAGTGAACGATGCCGATCACCTCGCCCACATCCTCCGCCGCGGCGTAGTCCTCCGGATCAATCCGGAACTCTTCACCTGGATCAGCCGCGATGTTCCGGCACGGGAAGTATTGCTGCTTTCGCCCAACCGCCAGCAGCAAGCCACAGCACTCTTTCGGGTACTCAGCAGCCGCGTGCGCCTGAACCGCCAGCAGGATGTGCTTGCGCATGGTCAGCTCCTGGCAATGAGGGAAACAGCGGGGAAGCCGCCGTGTGGAAGTTGGTTGTTGTCGCCGAAACGCAACTTGCAGGACTTGAGCCCGCCCTTGCACTCGTCCTTGCTCGGGTCGTCCGTGGGGTTGTCGTCATCGTCGAACATGGCGCTCCCGGTGTAGCCGCAGTTCGGCCCGCGGTATCCACCGGTCATGGCCCAGTGACAGAAGGTCGTCATCTGGCGCCCAGGCAGTCCGTGGTTGTCGATCTCGCCCGGGGACGAAAGCTCCCACTGCACAGCCTCACCGTCCTCGCCGGTTTTCTGGTCGATGTACCAGATCTCCAGCGCCTCTTGGGTCGGGTCAGCAGTCGGATTGCCGCCCGGGAAGTTCGCCGCGTCCAGGTACTGGGCCATGGTTTCGCGGACCGTCAGCTGAAACTTCAGCAGGTCGTCGAAGGCCAGGCACAACGCCGTGATGCGCCCGTTGACGTTGCCTGCCATAAAGCTCGGCCGAGTCGCGCTGCCATTGCTGTCCGCGCCAAGGCCTTCAATCTGCACCGGCCAGGCCGCGTACTTGTTGCCCTGCCACCAGATTGACTTGGCTGGCAGTTCGTCGACTGAGTTTTCGTAGGCCATCAACTCTGCTGGTGTGTGCGGGATGGCGTGACCATGGAAGCGAAGCACGTCGGCACCGTATTCCGTGCCGTCAATTTCAAACAGCCGCACCTCCCCGCCGGGCTCCAGCTTCTGGATGTCCGTTATCAATGCCATGCGGCAATTCCTTATGGGTGAAAGGTTTGTTCGAGAGTGCCGGTCAGGGCGTAAACGTCACCGCCTTTGTGCGCTGACTTGTAGCCCGTGCACTTGTAGAGACCGAGTTCGCCGAGTGGTGGCGTCCACAGGAAGGCTTTCGCCCCAGCATGGCGGTCGAGAAAGGCGATGATCTGCTTGATCGTGACGGCCTTACCTATGTAGCTGAACGGCCAGGACTGCGACTTGTTGTTGATGCCGTCCGACACTGACTGGCTGTAGCCGTCACCGAACTGCTTGGTGCGCACCCGCTGGATGATGTCGCCCTCGGCACCCTTTTCGATCTGCCAGGTGAATGTCTCAATTGCCATAAATCACCCTTTGATTGCTCTGGTAATGCTGCCGCCCTGGCTCAGATCCTTGCGAAGCAGCTGTCGATATTTCTGCTCGACGAAGTCACCAAGCTCTTTCCCGAACTGCTGATACGACGGATCGCTGGATGTGGCGCTGGTGCCGCCATCGCTGGCAACGTTCACCTGCACGCTGATTTGTGTAGATCCACCGCCCATGGCTTGAATGCCAGCCCCGCCGCCAGAGGTCAGCGGCGTGACGCTGCCGCCATTGGCGCCAGTCATGAGGAATGAACGGCCGCCTTCGTTGTAGAGTTCCGGACCGAGCTCGTTGACTTCGTACAGTGAGTTGGGCGCCACAGGACCGCCGGCTGCCCGGTAGCCTGAGAAGTCGACGCCTTGATAACCCGCCTGAGATGCACCGGCATTTGACGACACCGCGCCCGCGGAACCAGCAGCGAGACCATTGCCGCTGCCGCCGGTGAAGTAGCCGGTAGCTGCACCGACCAGACTACCGAGCAGTGCAGAACTGGCTTGTCGCGTGGCAATGCGCGCCATGTCCGCCAGGATCGACTTGGTGAAGTCCGCAAACGACAGCTTGCCAGTCATGGCGAAGTTGACAATCGCGTCCTCCATCGAGCTGAAGGCGTTGGTGAAAAGGCTCTTCGTTTGTCCCGCAACGTCCAGCGCCGATTCCAAGTAGTTCTGCCACGCCGAGGAGGCGCCGGCGCTCCAGTCGCCCTGTGCAGCCGTCATGTCGTCGTAGTTGGCCCGCACGGTGTCGTGCAGATCCTGTTGGGTAGCCTTCAGCGCTGCAAGTTTCTGGTTGTACTCGTCTAGGCTCATGCCGCGCGAGCCGTCGCCGTATTGGTTGGCCAACTCCAGACGCTGCTGGTTGAAGCGGTCGTCGATTCCATTTTGCTGATCAGTCAGCGCGCGCCGCCGGTCACCCTGGCCGAGGCTC